TCTTTTGTCTGAACTAATATATCCTTAGCCAACATATCAGACTCAACCATGTCTTGAAATAAATTCTTTTTTTCAGCAGAGTTAATATCTTGAGCTTGAGCCTTTATTGAATAAAGCCTATCAGACATACCGTTGACAACAATGTCAACAAACTTTGGTATTATTTGCACTGGTTTCCAGTCTAGATTAAGATAAGACAAGTCTCCATCTACAGCTAGTAGGTCCTTATACATTTGTGTTGGCTGCTCGCCACGTGAGTAAAGTCTTAATTTGTGGAACTCTAAATATTGATCGTAATATCTACAGCTTCCTGCATTAACTCTTTTGAACCACTCACCCTCTATAGCTTTACCAACTCTTAGACCATAGTCCTTTGTGTTCTTTTCTGCATCCGTTGCCATTTGATTTGGAAACGGAGTGCCACTTATAATTACAGATGGTTTATTATCCATTATCTTTTTAATTGACTTTTATTGCCAGTACTATTATCGTATTTTGCAAATTTAATACTAATTTTTGATTTTTGCTCTTCCTTTTGAATCATGTTATTTCTAGTAGCCATTATTGCTAGACCAGAACTAATTGACGCATCGTGTTTTGTTCTATTTGTTATATCAAATCTTGCCCAATCTTCTAGTGTTTTTGTAAAATACATATTACCCATTTCTTCTGGATCTCTATACGTTCCTTCTGAGTCGTATCCAACGTACTGCTCTATATATGATCCAATTGCAGAAGCGTGTGCCTGTTTAACATCCTCAGATGAGTTTGGTATACCGCCTACTTCTAATTCAAATTTAGACAATTTTGTGATATGTTTGTCTGGCCTATTCAAAGAAAAGTTTCTATATCCCCTACTCTTTAAATAATACAATAGTCTAGTCTTATTATTTTCTATAAGTACTGGCATTCCATAGAAGTGTATAGCCATTACTACATCCTCAAAAAATATCTCAGCTGTCTGTGTTCTTGTTACATACTCTAAGAAGAATTGATTTGTTGGTGCGTTCTGCTCCATATGGAACTTTGTTAAACCATGCAGGGCTCCATTAGAGCCACCTCCACCAACGGTTCCAGATATGTCATATGGGTCACATCCAAACGCACCTATATGATCGTTTCCTGGCCTCATTTTTCCATTCCTATCCTTTACAACATTATTCCTCATATTTGAATTAGGTATCCAAGATAAAACAAATCTACCACCAGGATCAGGTGTCCATATTACCTCTGTATCTTGTATGCCATTTTTCCAGTGGAAAGATCCTCTTGTTAGGACCCTATCCTTTATTAAAGAATCATTGTAATCAATCTGCTGATATATCTTAGATAAGTTATAAAGCGATTGTCTTGACTCATCACGAAAAGCATGAGATTCAGTTCTCGGATATTGTCTATAAAATTCATTAAGTGCATCGGCATCATTTTTAAGCGCATTGACTTCATTATTCCAATATGTAATTACTCCTGTTTTTATAAGTTCACCATCTATACCCAAAATTGGTACTTTTGGATCCTCAAATACTGGATATCCATATTCATCTATAAAGCCCTCAAAGTTCCACTCCATAGGTATAAATAAAGAATACAACCCAGACTTTGTTTGGCCATTTGCTGATCTCTGTCTAGGATTAGAATCCATGTAAAGCTTCTTGAAGTTATCACCACCTTTAGATAGTGCGTTTGATGTTGATCCCATCATACACTTGCCTATTACCTTACTACCTAGCCTTAAACAGGTTTTTGTTACCCTCCAGTTGTTTAATATATTATCTGGTTTTAACCATTTACCGCTTTCATCATGTATCAACATGAGAAGTTTTTCACCATCGTATGAGTTATCAGCTGTATTCTTCCAGTCTATAGTAGTATCAAGACCTTCCATAATTTCCTGATTCTCATCATTCATGCTCTTCTTTGTAATCTTAGACGCAGGCACCCTAAAAGAAAGTTCTGTCTTTGGATTATCCATACCATCTTGTATTGGCTTAAAGAAGAATGGATAGTTCTTTACTATTGGAACAACCTTGTCTGTAAACATTGTCTTAGCATCACTACCAGTCTTTGATAGTATACCTAAACGAGCATCTTTTGATATGGTACCAAGGTTACATATTTCACCAGAACTCATGAATGAAAAACCGCTACGTCTATTTTTCAAATAGCACATACCGTATGATCTATAGTCTGCCTTACACGCCTCCCAAAATATATAGAACAACCTATTAGACTCTCTGAAATCTGGCAAACCAACATCTATCTTAGACCATTGTAGATACATATAGTGTGTACCAGTAATGTATGCTGGCTTTCCATTATTAATGAACCAATGTCCATTGTCTCTTCTATCAAACTCCTCATTAATATAATCAACCCACTGAGACTTAAATACATTATCTCTTCTGGTCCACTCAAAGAATGTCTTTATCTTTTGAAGTTCCTTTGGAAGTTCTAATGGCTCCCACTTATTTCCTAAAACTTTAATGTCTTGAGGTGTTTTAGGAAGTGCTATATGTAATCCATTTATTTCGTATACATCACCTATGGTACCATCCTTAGATATAACAACAACATCGTATTCATCATCGTATCCATACTTCCATGACTTAGCTTTATTCCTTACCCTTATAGCGTTGCCATTTATGTAATCTGGTACTAAATTATAAATATTATAATTACTACTTTCTTCCGTTTGGTTTAGCTCTTCCCTCTGCAAATCCACCATTTCCAGTGTCTATTTTCTTTATTTGACTTTCATCAATTTTACTTCTTTCAATATCTATTCTATCTAGTATGTATAACGCATCCTCAAATGCTAGTCTTTTTGCAGCTGCTGCATTCTTCATTTTATCAGCCGATATATCATCCTCACTGTTGCTTATTATAGAATCGTTTAAGACGTTTATTAATTCATCTACAGCTTTTTCTGCCGCAACTAGCAATCTATCTTTTTTTATTCTTAAATCTTCAGGCATAAACTACTCAATTTCATTCTATAAAGTTTCTTACCATCTATCCTAAATTCATACTCTGATTCTGGTTTAAACGAAACTAAATCTCCACTATTAACATGCTTATTTTCTGGTATATACCTAACTAATCCATGTAGATATTTCTCATGATCACTACTTGATAAATAGTCTGTATTATCATTTTCTATTGGTTCCACAAAACAGAATGGGTATGGAGCTTTCCATTTATCTTTACCATACAAGAATATCTGATCAAGTTCAACTATAAATATATCATCACTATAATGATTCCAGCTTGATCTTTCGTTACCCTTCATGTCATAGTATATCCTAAATACATTATGATGAACAATAACAAAATCACCAATAGATATATCTCCGTCATATCCAATTGGAACCTCTTCTACTAATCCAACTCTATTTGTTACTGTATGATCTTCTTGTGATGAAGATATTACAAAGTCTATATCTCCATACTTTCTTAATGCATCATACCTTAAACCATTTAATGGTTTTATAATAAAATAATGTGGGGATTTCATTAGAAATTAATGTTATACTCTATTGATACTGGTACAGTAGATCCAACTGTTTTCCATTTTACAGCCTCTCCATCCTTTTCAACCCAAATGTCATATAATCCTTCTTCAGTTCTCATAATATCAAATACAACGTATTCACCATTCATAACTGGTTTACCTACCTGGAAATGCATAGCATTTAACGGGTCCGTTCCTATTGATATTTTTCTAATTATCATGATATTTCTCCAGTGATTCCATTAATCATGCCTTCTCCATACTTGTCGTATATCTCTTTCTGCACAGTTGCATACTCTTTATGAGCGAGGTCAACATTGATTAATGTAGTTTGTTTATCATTCTTAAGCCTCTCCTCTGTAATAGCTATATCTGCCAACCTAGATCTTAGATCTGCGTAAGTTGATCTCACAGTATTAAACTTCTCTAACTCTTCTGGTGTTAATTTTCTTTCTTCCATTTTATTTAATTTAATTGAAACAAATATAACAAAAAATCCACACTTTAGATGTGGATTAATATAATTTGCGTTATATAGTGTGTGTAAATATTTCTACGTATAACTCATTCATAAGCCCATCTGCAAGAACACCTGCGCTATAACTTTTAAGTGTTACTGAATTAGCACTTGTTATAGAAAACTCAAACGTAGTGTCTTGCGCTCCTGATATTCCAATTATGCATCCAACATATCCAGAAAAAGATCCAGTAGACGTAAATAAGTATTCTCCAGTTCCAACATACGACCAAGATCCAGTAATTGTATTTCCTTGAACTAATGTATCATTTGGAGCAGTTGATGAAACTTGTTTTAAATATGCCCTATATACAGCACCAGATCTTTCAAGATCTACTATTGATTGAGCAGTAATATTTTTAGTATCTCCAGTACTTGCGTCTGAAGTTAATATCTTATCGCCAGGATTTACTGACCCTACTGTATAATTATTAATTTTTCCCATGTAACAAATTTAATAAATATTTGTGACAATTATTTACCTTGTCCTCTATATGCCTTCTTATAGTTCTTGCTAGACTTTAATCTGCTTATCTTAGTCTTAGCATGAACTCCTGGTCTTTCAACATGTTTTTTTACCCTAGTGGTTATGTCTTGAACTTTTAACTTTGCCATTATAGTGATTTTAACATTTCAATTAATTTAGGCTGAGGTGATACATCAGTCTTATCTTTTCTATATGAGTTATGCGTATACACACCTTGAACACCACTAAGCGCAGGTTTTGATACTGACCACATATCAGACTCTTTATATTTAATATCTATCTTGTGTATATCTTTCCAATACACAAGTAATTCTCTCACTGCTTCTATTTGCGCATCCGTATATGTGTGCCAATATTTATATCCCTTGTAAGGAGTTTCTAGTATGCATACTTGATCCTTCGAAACTTCTTTATCTACGTAGTTGTAATACTTTGTGCCTTTCTTTGTTAATGGCCCCCAGTTACATATTTCAATACCTATTGATAACTTATCAAGATTTTGATATGTAACACCATAAGCAGCAAATACTTCTTGTTTTACACCTAAATGATAGGCCCATTTTCTAGATGGAAATCCTTGCACTATTTCTCCATCATATGAGTTACTAGATCCTTTTCCAGAAATAGCTACACATGTTGCAATTCTACCTCTATCGTCATTGTTCCAATTTATCATTGTATTTAATGCAGAAGAGTTTCCTGCTGTGTGATGAAGAACTATCTGTCTCTTTGTTGTATCCTCATTCACATACTGTGAATCCTTTAATGGATACTGCTTAATTTTTGCTAAAAAACTTGACATATTAATTAAATTTAAATAGTAATATTGCTAGT